CTTATCACGAGTGATGTTTGCTTCCGCAACTTTGGATTTCTTAGTGAAGTCTGAAAGACTTTTCATGAATATAGTTGTACATATCAAGTTTATTTATAAACCCATACCTTCTCTAACCTTTGCCATAAGATCTAACTTCTCTTTTACACTCAATGTATCAGGTATTCCCTCTAAAAAATCCGTAGTTTTTTCATTCTTTGCTGCCTCTCTCATCTTAGATGCGGACATCCCAGATGCACCTTCCGCGTCTGGATCTCTTTCTCCTGCAGATACAATTTTTATACTATTAAATGTATAATCTACTGTATTCTGTTTGTTTAGTAACTTATCAAATTGTGCCACCCTGTCAGAACCTACCACCATTACTATGTCACTATAGTCTTTCATCATCATATCTTGTGCTACTTTTATAATTGTATTACAACACGCTGCAGTTTCTATCTTTGCCCATGGAAACATCTTTTGTAAAATGTCTACCTTATATGCATAGGGCAACGGATTCTTTGGTTTATCAAATGTCTGTGATGGGTATATCAAATAGTCATCAGATCCCGCTTCCTTTTCTACTGTTCTGATGAGTTTTTCGTGACCTATGGTTGGTGGATTGAATCTACCGAATGTAAAATAACACGTTTTCATTGTGGTTTATCTCCGTTGACCCAGTTTTTTTCTACGTTAAAGTTTGCCACACTAAATGATAAACGATCAACTAATTTAACTGCATTATCACCATCTTGTATAGCAACATAACCCTCTGGTGCAGTTATTTTGTATCCATTCTCCGTTCTTAGATAAGTTCCAAACCTTTCACCTGTTTCTAATTTACGTATGAACATTTCCTTTGCAGTTTGTATGGCAGCATAAAGATTGACTGTGCTTTTTAGTGCTTTTTCCTGATCTTTTATCATATTAAGACCATCATATAATTTATTTAATTTTGCTGTTTTTGCTTTCGGTGTCTTAACTTTATCTGCTGCTTTTTTTACCTCTGTTTCAAAGTAATCTTGAAACTCTTTGACAAATACTTTGTCTGTAGGGAGTTTTTTACCCTCACGTACGTATTTGTTAAAGAATATCTTTAGTCTAGTTCCTATGACTAACTGATCCTTTGATTTAATTTGCTCTGCAACCTCATCTAAGAATGATGATGCGTTACCTAGTGATGTTTTACTGGTAGATTTTAATTTTTGTAGACTACCTTTTTCCTTTTCAGTTAATAAAACATTTTTACCCAACTGACCTGTCTCTGCACTCAAAACTAAGACATTTTTACTGTCATTTAATTTAGACACATCATATCCAAAGGATGCGTTCATACTACCTATGTCTTTTCCTTGATATTTTGTATGAAATACCACTCCGAGTTTTGCCTTTGATGCTTTACTGTATAAATCATCTTCTTTTGGTATACAATAGGTTATAGTGTTAGGTTGGAATATAATACAGTCTGTTCCATTTATTTTCTTACTCTCTTTATCATCAGTAAATAACAAATCACCCTGTGCTATACCTTCTATTCCTAATTCTGGTAGATACTTTAGACAATCTTTAAGTTTAGCAGCAAGACCTGGTGAATTACCGTGATTATGATCCACGTCTTCTTCTGTAAAATTAATTTTTGCATTGACATTAAAAACTGATTTAGTTCCTACAAAAAATTTATCTGTGCCAGGATATTTACCACAAAATACAGCAGGAGCACCGTCCCATTTTGTAGTAATTTTAAAATTATTTTTTTGTACTCCTGTAAATACTCTTGCTAACTCATCTAAGAACATAAAAGCATCAGTTGCACCTTGCTCTCCGTCTAACAAGATGCTATCTTCCAAATGTTCTAGGTGAGTGTTCTTAGACATCAGAATATTTTTGCAAAAGGACCGTATCTATCACCTTCTTTCTTCGCTATGAATATCATATCAGTTGCAAATTCATCTCTCTCTTCTTTACCTAAAGATAACACTTGATCTAACCATGTTATCTGTTGTAATTTAGAGTTTGCAACATGTGGTTGAGTGTTCATAGAAAATAAAAGATTATCAAATGCTTCTTTTTCATCTTTTACACCAATATCTACCCCTGCATTCTTTAAATTTTTTATCATTTGTTTGATATCACTTGCCTGATCTAGAAAATCCTCTGGAGTTTTTGCGTATGCATCCTTACTCTTGTCAAATGATAAACCATACCCTTTCATTTGATCTATTACAAGTTCAATAGTTGCTTTTCCTAGTCTAGCAGCAGACGCACCACTTGCAGTGGGTTCATACTTCAGTCCAGAAAATTTTGTAGAATCATTTGCCTTTATTTGGAAGTCATATTTTGCACCAGCTCCACTAACAACTACAAATCTAGTATCTTGTGACGATATAACTGTGTTTCCACCCTTATCTTTCTTTGTTCCTAGACCACATTTAGAATATGAATATGACATGTGAATGCTATCTAATGATTTAAGAAATTTTTGTGAGTGATTGACAAATTCTATACGTGCGGGTTGTCCTTTCGCTACTTTTTTAAGAGAAATGCCAAACACTTTTCTAGTATTGAATAGTATTCTCATTATAGCATTAAATTCAGACAAACGTGACATGGTTGCCTTACCACTACCTCTACTCAATACTTTGTCTATCAGAGTTCTTGCCTTATTTTCATCCTCTATTAACCATACGTCAGCAGGATCCCAGTTATCCTTACTTGATATGCCAAACTTTTTTACTATGTCTGTAACATACTCCATGAAACCACCTTCACGGTTAAACTCAGTAAATTTTGGTCTGCCTATTTCTTTTAACAATACCTTTTGTTGTGCATAAAAACTTTCTATCCACTGTTCATCAACCTCATCAAGTTTACCTATGCTTTTCCATATTTTTTTCAACTCTCCCATAGCATCATCGTCATTCATGATGTCTTCTGGTTTTTTATACTCTTGATTATCCTGTATCGCTCTCTTAAATATGTACGCAGACCCAAGTTCCTGCATTCTAGTCATAGTTGCAGCACTTACATCGTCACCAGTTTTTCCAGTTGCTTCAAATTTTACTGTCTGTCTACCAATATTGTAAGTTGCACTAGTATTTGTTGACTTTTTTGGTTTTGAACTATATGCCGATTTTAAATCTTTTATTACACCATCACTTGATTTTATTATTATCTGTTGACCTTGTGGCCATGAAAACTTTTGCTCATCATAGAACCATTTTGCTTTATCTCCACCAGAATCTAGAGCAGATTTCAACTCTGCTTGTTCAGAAGGCAGTCTTACCTTCTTTAGTAGATCTGTTTTTTCTATAAGTGAGAATGCCATAGTACTATTTAGAAGTGTTTCCAGTATTGTGGAGATAGTAAACCAGATTCTGTGTCAGTTCTGTGCTTAAGAGTTAGAACAATATCGCCCGCAAGACTAATTCGTCTATGCTCTCTAGGTTCAGCAATAGTATAATGTTCGAGAGAACCAGGAAACATAACAATATGCTCTGCTTTAGGATTGATTCCATAGGTTGATGTGTTGCTAAATTTATTTTCTGATGAAAACCTAAAAGCATCTCCAAACCATTCATTAGGATTTCTCTTATGAAAAATTATTGGATCGCCAGGTGTTTGAATATAATACACATATGATATATGTGAACATGAATGATAGTGCATCGGGACTGTTTGACCAGGATCACATATAGTAAACCAAGTCTTGACAAAATTAATTTGAAATTCTTTTTTGTCTACGTCAAAATGCTGTAAGTATTCAATAACAGACTTCTTAATCTCTCTGAAGAAAGGTGCTAGTCTGGTGTCCTGATGTATCAAGACTTTACCATTAAGTTCTCCTGTTATTCTACCTGTTGAATTATCAAACTTACCATCTTCAAAACTTTTGTATAGTGATGGTAAAAATCCTTTGATTCCCTTCTCATATATGACTAAGGGAAATGCTTGATGAAAATTAGAGATCGTCTGCTGCACGGTTTTCGGAGTCATGGATGTCAAAACTACCGCCAGGATATCTTTTCTCTAGTTTCTTGATGTTGCCCTCAATTACCTCATCAAATGATATATCTAGTGCCATACATGCTTGTGCTACATACCACATAACATCGCCCAACTCAATAATAAGATGCTCTCTATTAGCGTCAGTCCAAGGTTTACCTTGAAATACCATCTTCTTAATGATCTCAAGAAACTCACCAGACTCAGCAGACATGCCAACAGCAGCAGTGGTAAGACGTTCAATATTGGCACCCTTTCTGTCAAGTTCAACCAGACGATCAGCAAGATAGACAAAATCTTTACTGGAATCGGATGTGACACCATCCACGAATAAGCAGTACTTAT